GCACAGGGTCGTGGCGAGCCGCTGGTGCGTGGCACCGTGCTGCACCCCACATCGACCGCTCGCACCTCGTCCGGTAACGGCACCGGTCGCCAGCTCGGCGCAGTCTCAGCGACACAAAAAATCTTTCTCGCTTTGCATGTCGTCGCGATCTCCGGGGCCCCGACCTTCTCGGTGGAGCTTGAGTCCGACGACAACGCCGGGTTCACCTCACCGACCACCCGCATCACTTCGGCGTCCTACTCGGCGTCGACCGGTGCCGAGCGCCAGTCCGTCGCCGGTGCGATCACCGACACCTATTGGCGGGTCAAGTGGACCGTCACCGGCGGCACCGGTCCGTCGATCAGTTTCTTGGCTGTCGCCGGTATCGCGACCGCCTAACAAGTCTCGCCCTCCTGCCGGGGCGTGAGTCAACCAAGCCCGGCGTCGCCGGTACTCACACCAGCAGGAGGCCCTCGTGGCTGTCTACTCCATGACGGCGACTCGCGTCGAGATCGCCGGCACCAACTTCTCCGACCACGGCGTGTCTGCCGATCTGTCGATCGACGTCAACACGCTCGAGACCAGCAACTTCGCTTCGGCTGGTTGGACCGAGATGATCGCCGGCATGAAGTCGGCGACGGTCAACCTGACGTTCAACGATGACTTCGCTGCATCCAACGTCGACGCGACGATCTGGTCAAACTTGGGCGCTTCGGTCGCTGTGAAGCTGCGTCCGGTGAACACGACGACGACGGCGACGAACCCCGAGTTCCAGTTCACCGCCCTTGTCACTCAGCACCGGTTCGGTGGTGCGGTTGGCGCGCTCGCTCAGAAGGCGATCTCGTGGCCGGTCACCGGGGCGATCACCCGCGCCACCAGCTGAGGTGGCTACCAATAAGGCGCTGCAGGTCAACGTCGAGGGCGCCAAAGAGCTGCGCGAAACGTTGAAGGCGATGGGGGATCGCCGCCTGCTCGCCGAGTTGTCAAGCGACAACCAAGAGATCGCTCAGATGATCGTGGTCGATGCGCAGAAACGCGCCTCGACCCATCGCGAGCAACTGGTGGCGAGCTCGATGACGGTCACCAAATCATCCAAGGTGGTGCAGGTTCGACTGCCTCGCTTGATCCAGGTGACCGACAAGCAGGGGCGCGGTATGCGCCCGGTCGGTATGGGGACTGAGTTCGGCGCCAAATATCAACGACGTCTTGTCAAGAACACCGGCGGTCGGGCAACGATCGTGCGTGACGAGGAAGACATCAGCAAGGTCATCAAACGCGTCGAGGCTCAGACCCGCATGGGGTTTGACACCGTGCCGAAACGTGCCCGCAAAGCGTGGAATGCGACACCGGTCAAGGTCACCAAGATCATCATCGGCTGGAAGGGCTACCGCCCCTGGAAAGGCCGAGGCGATCAGGCTGGCTACTTCCTGTTCCCGGCGATCCGCAACAACCGCGAGAAAGCCATCGAGATGTACGTCAAGTCCATTGAGAAGGTGTGGAACAGAACGAAAGCTGCGTGATGAGCGACAACCCTGCCCCCGCTACAACGACGATCAAACTGATCCCGCCCGGTGAAACCGAGCCGCAGGACATCGAGATCAACCTGCTCGGCTTCACCCTTGCCGAACGCAACCTTGCGAAGAAACTGATCGCCCAGTTCACCGATCCCGACATCGTCGAGCTCGTGGCGGTCAACGCGTTTGTGGTCTGGCGCCGCACCCACCCCGAAGCCCGCATGGAGGACTGGGTCAACGGCATCACGTTCGGCGACATGGTCGGCATGAACTTCGCCGCCGCTGCCGACCAGCCCTGGTTCACCCCTGAGGGCTACGACCCGGAAGCGTCAGGCACCGGCTGATCAAGTTCTGGCCGGTGCTGTGGCAGCAGTTCGGTATCCGTCCGATGGATGTCGAGCACCTCACCCTGACCGAGACGGTCGCCCTTGAAGCGGCGCTCGCCCAGTGGGAACGAAATAACCGCTAGGAGTCCGATGGCCGGCAAGAACGAGCGTGACCTAAGGGTCAACATCATCGGTGACGCCCGCCAGATGAAGAAGGCAACTAAGGAAGCCGAGTCCGGTGTTGCCGCTTTCGAGAAGGCTGTCGGTCAGGCAGGCACTGCTATCGCTGCAGCGTTCGCCGGTGGGGCGATCCTCAACTTTGCGAAGCAGTCGATCACTGCTGCGCTCGAGGATCAGCGCGCCCAGCAACGTCTCGCCAAGACGCTGCAGAACGTGGTGTCGGCCAACAAGGATCAGGTCGCTGCGGTTGAGGCGTCGATCGCTGCGATGCAACGCCAGTTCGCTGTCGCCGACGACGAGCTGCGCCCAGCGTTCGAAACGATCGTGCGTTCTACCAAGGACGTCGGCCAAGCCCAGCAGCTGCTCAAGTTGGCGCTCGATATCTCGGCTGGCTCGGGCAAGAACCTGCAAGAGGTGTCGGTCGCCCTGGTGAAGGCGTTGGGCGGCCAGACCCGTGGGCTCAAAGAGCTCGGGATCACGCTCAAGGACACCGGCGGCAAAGCATTGTCGACCGATCAGATCTTGGCCCAGTTGACAGCAACCTTCGCAGGGCAGGCTGACGAGCTCGCCAATAGCCAGGTCGGCAAACTCAAGGCTGTCGGCATCCAGTATGACGAGCTGAAAGAGACAGTCGGCGCAGCGTTGCTGCCGGCGTTGACCCAGTTGGCTGATGTCGCTCAAACACTGTTCGGCTGGTTCAACAGCCTGGACGGTGGCACCCAAAAGTTGATCTCCCAGATCGTGATCTTTGGCGGGATCGCGATCAGCGCAGTCAAAGCGTTCAACGGGATCAAGGCCGCAGTGGTCGGCATGAATCTTGCGATGGGGGCGACCCCGTGGGGTGCGATAGCACTCGGTGTTGGAACTTTGGCTGCGGTCATTCTGGGCAGCAGCAAATCGGCAAGTATCGCAACCCAGTCATACAGAACCTACAAGGAAGCGATTGAGGGTGTCGGCGACGCATCCGATGAGGCTGTGCGCAAACTTGTGTTGCAAGGCCTCAAAGAAGGCGTTCTCAAAGACGCAGTTGAAGCCACTGGCCTCAGCTACGAAGCTGCTGCCAAATACATCTTGGGCTACACCGACGAGTTGAGCGGCGTTGATGACGCTTGGATCATGGTGGGTGCCAAGCTCAAGCGCGGCTCAGACGTTTTGAAGGAACAGCGCGACGCACTGCAAAAAGCTCGTGACGCCGTCAAGGCCGAAGCTGAGGAGCTTGCCAATCTTGCCCCAGCATCCGACGAGGCGAAGGCTGCCACCGAAGGGCTGACCGGTGCGCTCCTTGCTGCCGAGGTTGGCGGCAAGACCTACATGGAGCGCCTCGAGGACCTGTCGAAGAAGATGTGGTCGACGGGCGAAACAGCGTCCGAGATGGCTCGCACCATTATCGATGCTGTCGACAACATTCGAGCTAGGTTCGACAAGGGCTTCGCTGCCGATAAAGCACTTGCCGATTTCAAGGCAAGCATCAAAACCCTTGACGAAGATCTGCGCAACCTCAACAAGAACAGCGCCGAGTATCGGGTGCAAGTTCAAGAGCGGGCTGATTCGGCGTTGAACTTGGCTGAGACGTACGCCGACGCTGCTCTGGCTGCCCGCAAAATGAGCGAGGCCGAAGGTGCGATCGCCAAGAACCAGTTGATGATCAACCGGCTCAATGACGTACGCGAGAAGCTTGACCCCAACAATCCGCTACGCAAATACCTTGACGAGTTCATTGACCAACTGCTCAAGATCCCCGGCACCTACGACGCTCGAGTCAACGTCACTGTGGCCGGGATGCCAGGGATCGCAGCCTCCGACATCCAGGGCAACAACTTCGGTCTGACCCCTGAGCAGATCGCTCAGATGCTCGGCAAGAAGAAGCCCACCAAGAAGCGCGCAGCTGGCGGTCCGGTCATGGGCGGCGAGGTGTACCTCGTCGGCGAGCAAGGGCCCGAGGTGTTTGTCGCCGGCCAGTCCGGGCAGATCATCCCGAACCATGCGCTCGGCGGTGGCAGCAACATCACGATCAACGTGACCGCCCCGACCGGTACCGACCCGTACAC